GTGCCTCTAGTCGGGCCTCTCTGGTTTCGTAATAGTTGCGGAGCCAGTCCACGTTATTAACCCGCTCACTGCCACACCACAATTCCTGAATATGGGAGTACGTCACCGCGTGCCGACCGATTAGGGAGCACGTTTCCTGAATCTGCCTAGTGGTGCCCATATGCGGATTCAGTTTTGTTGCAATGAAACGTCCGCGTGCTGTTACCTGTGCCATCTCACTCACTCCATTCTTAGAGGCCCGAGTACTGGCCGTAGTTGAGGTCATCGTTGCGGGGGTCATCGTTGTGAGGTGACGGGTGGCACACGTCACACGCCATAACCGACACCTCGCGAGGTGTCACCAGCTGGCGGCGGCATCCACCACAGTGCGTCGTGTAGTCATCCATTTCACTCACTCCCCTTAGTGATCGGGTGCCATTCAGTGCCGTGATTCACCGACAGCGCCCACTCAGTGTTTGCGTCTAGAACAACGTGCTCCCCATCCACAACCACATACACGCTTGCGACGTTGCTATAACATGCGGCGTACACGCGGCGTGCACGTCCCGCGTACCTCACCCAATGTCGGGTAGGAATTTTGCCACCATATCCAAACTGGTCAGCGCCGTATCGTGGCGCGGTTTCATCGGACCTAATGTCCGTAACCAAGCCCGGATCTAGGTAAGTAACCATCTCACTCACTCCACTTTCGCACTAGTGGCACCGTTACCGATACCGTTGCCATGAACCCCGACCGATCCGGTGTAACCATCCACTCGCCCGGAGAATCTTCGAATACCACACCCGGAAGCCGGTCCAGTGGCGTCATCGTCTTGATACGTGCCGCGGTAATGTCGACATTACTTAGACCATCCATGAACAAAATGCCCAGCATGTCGCGGTCCTTGACCGAGACATGATTAGTGGTCAGGCGTGGCACCTTGTATCCGGTGCCACCCGCGTACCCGTCGTCGCGCTTAGCGCGGAAGGTAATCGTTAGTTCGTTCATGTTCACTCACTCCCTTTGTGTCGTTTCCCTAACTCTTGGTTCCATCTAAGCACACCGGATTCCACTATGCAACCCACTTTGCATATTTCTTTTCGATTAACCCATTCGGGTAACTAACCGCGTGGCCCAGCTGTCTAGCTGGGGCCAGGACACCGTCCATCGCACCACTCTAGTTATCCACAACTTATCCACTAGGTGTCCATCACTAGGTGTCCTCTAGGTGTCCACATGGTGAGACTGCCACGAATGGCAGGGGTGACAGTGTGTAATCACTCGGTTACTCTATGTAACTATATATATGTATACCTCCACCCCTGAAAGGGGAGGCTTGAGCCGGACTTGGCGCAAAGTCTGGTGTCCAAAATGTCCGTTATGGGGGGTATGTCCCCCCCCTGGGGGGGGTCCGGTATGTCCGTTATGTCCTATGTGAGCGTTTGACCCCGGGGGTTGTTATGTGGTGTATATATGTATTTTGTTCTAACCTCCCGAAAAATTTTGGGACGGGAGGCCGGTTTGTCAAGGGTTTTATTGGGGTGTGATAGAGGTCACAGATCAACTTCTTTACAAAAGGGGGTCGCGGAACCCTTATAAGTAGTGAGACGAACGAACGAAGTGAGTGAGGCGAACGAACCCCTGAGGGGGTTCACCACGAAGGGGTGACGGGGTTCCACCCCGGAACCCTGGGAGTGGTGGTGTGGGGGTTTGGGACTACGGGGGGTTTTGTGCCCGTTTTCAACGGGCTGAGGGGTGTTACTTGCCGAGGGAAATCCCCATTGTCGTTGACTGGGGTCAACTCCTTTTGGGTATTTCGTTGGTTGTTTGTTAGGGACTTCTTGGGAAGTCCAAGTTGGCACTTGTCCTTCCCCTTTTTCCTGGCCGGAGGAAGATAAGTCCTCGACGCGGAAATGATCTTGGTCTATGGCTATCTCCGGTTCTTCACGCAAGCAGTCCATCAAAGTCGCGCAAGCGAACGATGTGGCTAAACGTACGGTTATCGAGTCCATCACTAAGGGTTTCACGGTGAAGGAGTCGCTTGCTTTGGGCAAGCGGTCGTATTCGTGGTATCAGAATGCGAAGAAGCGTGACCCGGAGTTTGGTCGCCAGGTGGAGCTGGCGAAGGTGTTGTCCACTCGTGGGTCGATGGACAAGGATTACCGTAAGGATGAGGCTGGGGAGTTTCAGGATTTTCGTCGCAAGTATTTGCAGACGGAAACGTGGCCGCATCAGCAGTGTTGGGTGGATTTGTTGGAAGGCCGGGAGCCTTCCTGGCAGCATCCTTCTTTCATTTATGAGAAGGGTCGAGCGCAGCGTTTGTTGGTGAATGTGCCGCCGAACCATTCCAAGTCCACGACGATCACGATTGATTATGCGACGTGGCGGATTTGTCGTGACCCGAATGTTCGTATCATTATCATTTCTAAGACTCAGGCGATGGCGAAGAAGTTCCTGTATGGGATTACGTCACGGTTGACGCATCCGCGTTACGCGGAGTTGCAGAGGGTGTTTGCCCCTGAGGGCGGGTTTAAGGCCAGTGCCGATAAGTGGGCTGCTAACCAGATTTATTTGGGTGGCGAGGATAAGGATTCCGGTGAGCCTCACCCGACGGTGGAGGCTTTGGGTATTGGTGGTCAGGTGTATGGCGCTCGCGCCGACCTGATCATTTGTGATGACTGTGTGACTCTCTCCAATGCTGGCGATTGGGAGAAGCAAATGGATTGGCTTCGCCAGGAGGCGTCCACTCGGCTTGGTCCGAGTGGGAAGTTGTTGGTGATTGGTACTCGGGTTGCTCCCCAAGACCTTTATCGGGAGTTACGAAACCCAGATCACTACACCGACAATCGTTCCCCGTGGACGTATTTTGCTCAACCGGCAATTTTGGGTAATGCCCAGAAGCAGCCGGAGGAGTGGGAAACATTGTGGCCGGTTTCTGAACGCCCCTTTGAGGGGGCTGAGGATGATGATGTGGCTGACGCCGATGGCAACTTTCCTCGCTGGACTGGGCCACGGTTAGCGGAACTGCGTAACGACCTTGGTTCATCACGCTGGGCAATGGTGTACATGCAGGCCGATGTGGCAGCTGAACCGATCTTTGACTCCATTTGTGTGCGTGGGTCGGTGGAGGGGATGCGTAAGCGTGGACCGTTGGTGGCCGGTGCCCCCGGGTATCCGAAGAACCCTGAAGGGTTCTACATCATTTGCAGTATGGACCCGGCGATGGCCGGTGAAACGGCCACTATTGCTTATGCGGTGGACCGTGAAACACAGAAACGGTACGTGTTGGACGTGTCCATCATGGCTGCCCCCACTCCCCTGCGGATTCGGGAACTGATACATCAATGGACAGAACTCTACAAACCGAATGAATGGGTTATCGAGTCCAATGCGTTTCAGTTGTTCCTCACCCAGGATGAAGAGATTAGGGGGTTCCTCGCTACGCGGGGTATCCCCCTGAAACCGCATCACACGGGTTTCAACAAGCAGGATGCCGAGTTTGGGGTTGCCTCCCTGCAACCCCTGTTCGGCACGAAAGAGGTTAAGGGTGAAAACCAGGGATACAAGCATTCTGGGAACAATCTGATTTCGCTGCCGGACATTCACAAGAACGAGGCTGTGAAAGCACTGATTGAGCAGCTGGTGTTGTGGGACCCGAATGTGAAAACGAAACATCGTAAGCAAGATGCCGTGATGGCCTTGTGGTTTGCGGAGTTGAAAGCCAGAGAGGTGCTGTCGTCTGCGCGTCGAGGTGAGCAGTGGTTCATGGAGAACCCGTTCACGTCTCAACGTGACCGGGACAGGCGAAGTGTTATTCCGTTGGACGAATATGCGGCCACAGGTGGACGCATGTCCTTTCTTTAAGGTTGTCGATGAGTGAGATAAGCCCGATCCTGGCACGTTATGAGGAACTCAAAGAGCGCAACACTGCTCGTGACGTTCGCATGGCTCAGGTTGCCCAGATTCGGGCGAACAATGCCGAAGCTATCGCCCCCGGCTTGTTCTCTACCGACTGGCCGAAGTCGGTGGTTGCCAACTTTGTGGACATGGCAGCCCGCGACTTGTCCGAAGTGATTGCCCCACTACCTGCCATCAACTGCAACACCTCCCAAGTGGCTGATGATGCGGCACGTAAGCGTGCCGATAAGCGTACCCGTATCGCTAACTACTATGTGGAAGCCTCACGGCTTCAAACACAAATGTATGCCGCCGCTGACAGGTACATCACGTACGGGTTTATGCCTATTCGCATTGAAGCGAATATGGATGAGCAACGTCCCCATATTGGGTTGGATGATCCGTGGGGTGCCTACCCCGACATTGACCGTTTCGGGAACTGTACTGCGTATGCGAAAAGGTGGCAGCTACCGGCTGCCCGCCTAGCGGCCATGTACCCGGAGTATCGGGACCGCATCTTGGGTGCCGGTAAGAACTCGATCAACGGTAACTCGTTACTGGAATTGGTTCGGTGGGAGGATCACGAACAGTCGATCCTGTTCGTCCCTGAACGTTCCGGTCTGATACTGGCACAGATTCGCAATCCCATTGGGCGTTGCCCAGTGGTGATTGCCCAGATGCCGTCGTTTGATTCTGAAACCCGTGGACAGTTCGATGATGTTCTGTGGGTTCAGCTTGCCAGGGCCAAGATGGCGACACTCAAACTTGAGGCTGCCCAGAAGGCAGTCGAGGCACCTATTGCTTTGCCGAACGATGTGTCCCATCTGGCTATCGGTGGAGATGCCATCATTCGTTCCGCGACACCTGAGAAGGTTCGTCGCGTGGAACTGCAAGTTCCGTCCACCATCTTCGCTGAAGATCAGGCATTGGAACGGGAACTGCGTACCGGTGCCCGCTACCCGGAGGCACGTACTGGCGGCATCGACGCCAACATCATCACTGGTCGTGGCGTGCAAGCTCTCATGGGTGGCTTTGACACCCAGGTGAAGACTGCACAAACCATGTTCTCTCAAGCATTGCAGGATGCCATTGGTATCAGCATGGAGCTTGATGAGGCTGTGTGGGGTGACACGAAGAAGGAGATTAAGGGTACGGAGAACGGGCAGTCGTACACCTTGTCTTACGCGCCGAAGAAGGACATTCGTGGTGACCATACTGTCAGCGTGGATTATGGACTTATGGCGGGCCTCGACCCTAATAGAGCGTTGGTGTGGGGACTTCAGGCGCGAAGCGACAAACTCATCTCTCGCCAATTCCTTCGGAAGAACCTTCCTGTCTCGCTCAACTCGACTCTCGAAGAAGAGATGATCGACATTGAGGAAGGCCGCGATGCACTCAAGCAGGCGGTGTCTGGTTATGTGCAGGCCATTCCGGTCATGGCCCAGCAGGGCCAAGACCCTGGGGTGATTGTTCGTTCGATGTCGAAACTGATTCAGGCTCGTCGGAAGGGTAAGACGATTGAAGAAGCAGTTGAGATTGCGTTTGAACCCGAACCTCCACCGGAACCGGAACCAGTTGAGAGTCCTGAAGCGGCGGGCGATCCTGCGGCAGCGGGTGACCCGGCGAGAGTCCCGCTCGGTATGGACGCCTCCACAGGAACCTTGCGTGGGGTGCCACTCGGACAGCAAGGTGCTCCACCTGGCGGTCGCCCAGACATGAGAACCATGTTGGCCGGGTTGACTGCCGGTGGGCAACCAAACTTACAAGCTTCCGTTTCTCGGAAGCGTACTTTCTAAACAAGGAGAAACAGTATGTCTGATCTTGGTTCACAGGGTGGAATCAGCGTTGTTCCCGACGATCCGGCCAGTGATGGCGGTAACTATGGGGAGCCGTCCCGCCCGGACACTAATGCCACGTCTGTTGTTCAGCCTCCGGCATTGCCCACATTCCCTGGTAACCCCAACAAGGCTAAGTGACAAAGACCTGCACTGGGTGTGGTGAGGTGAAGCCGTCGAGTGAGTACCACAAGACGACTAAGACCAGGTCTGGCCTGCGGTCAAGGTGTCGCGCCTGCCTTGCGAGTGAGCAGCGCGACTACCTCTCTCGCCCCGAGGTGAAAGAGAAGCGCAGGGCCACGGACAAGATTCGGTACTACCGGAACCGTGAGGCGAAGTTAGCCAAGCGGCGCGCAAATTACGATCCCGTCAAAGTTCGGACAGAGAAACTGTTGAGCAAGTACGGGATGACGGCGGATGACTTCGACCTGGTTCTTGCCGCTCAAGGCGGCAAGTGCGGGGTATGTGCCTCGCCCGAGCCGCGTGGCAAGCAGGCGCATTGGGTTGTTGACCATGACCACAAATGCTGCCCCGGCGAAAAGTCGTGCGGTCAATGCGTGCGCGGCATACTCTGCCGCCCCTGCAACCTCGCAATCGGGAACCTGGCCGACGACCCAGAGAAGTGCATATCCGCCGCCAGTTACTTAATGTCATTTGAGAATGTATTGGAGCCGACCAATGCCGCAGGGTAACGGGCAACACGGTGGGTACAGAAAGCCCGAGAAACCGGCGATGGTCAGTGGTCCAGGCCGGTTCGCCAAGAGAACAGATGGTCAACCCGGCAGTCAGCCAGTAAGGAATCTGACAGGTGGGCCTTATGGGGAAGGGCAGGAAATGGCTGAACTGCAATCGTCTGCCCCCATGTCCGACACTTCGGGGATGCCACCACCTTCCGGTGGTGGCTCCCCACTCCCCCCAGTAACACCATTGGGCGCTCCGTCTGAGCGTCCCGATGAACCTGTTACTGCCGGTGCCCCAGTGGGTGAGGGACCAGGGCTAGAAGCCCTGGGGATGGGTGACCCGAAGCCAGAAATGGCTGCGCTGAAGAAGTATCTACCACTACTAGAACCCGTGGTTAACAGGGCTGACGCACCAGATTCACTGCGTCAGTTGTACATGTTCGTTCGCGACAGCTAGGGACAAACTTGCCTTCATTCTTTGAGGACTTGTCAGCGTTCACTGAGGCTCTTGGCCCAGAGAACGCCCCTATTGTGCTGCCCTTAGCACAGGTCCACTGGCCTGATGCAGCCGCTCGGGACGAGTTCATCTCCGCACTGGTAGGCGGTGGCACCGATGGCGGTTAATCTAGGTGGCAGTGTCGGTGCGGTTGCACCGAAGAAGAAGAAAAAGAAGCAGAAGCCGTCAGGTGGAACCATTGTTCCCGTTGGTGGCGAAACCCCTATCGGGTTGTACAGCTCAAGTGGTCAACTGAAAGAGGTTGCACCCAAGCGGCAGTACGCGATTGCTAAGCGAGACAAGTCCGGGGAGATGAAATACTCCCCCGGCTTCACTGTGAATAACGGTGAGGGAATCACAGTTAAGAAGAACTCAAAAATCAATACCGAGAAGTATCGGTATGGTGGCGGGTATCTCCAAGGTGCCCCGCAATGGTCATCGCAGGAACAGTTTGAGGCCGCAACCCAACAGCAAGAAGATGACTCAAACATATGGAGTCTGTTCAAGCGCAATGTGGGTGAGAACTCTGTCATCAATGCAGTGGTCGGTGGGTTCTCCACCGTCACGGGCTTTGCTGGCAAAGCCATTGAGCAGGTAGATGACAAGGTTTACAACCCACGTAACCGCGTGCTCGGTGCCGCTTCCGCATTTGTTAACGCGAACTCGGAAGGGTTTGGCGACTGGCAGAAGTCGTGGGATGGAACGTATGGGCTGCACTACGGGCAGGCCGCTGCACAGATGGCCCCGTGGGCACCCAATAGTCCATTACTGGGTATCAACGACTCTGATGTTGAGCGTGGTGACCTGACCGATGAGCAGTATGCCGATGCGGTAGCACGCGAGGATCGACAGAAGTTCGATCCCGCGAACCCAGACGACCATTCCCGCATTCAGGACTGGTCGCAAGAATCGTGGCCGGGTAAGTACACCACCATGATGATGACACTTGGTGTCGAGATTGGACTCGACCCACTCGTCGGAGTGGGTAAGGGAATCAAGGCCACCAAGGGTGGACTTCTTGGTTCTAACATGGCGAAGTCACTCGGCAAGGGTGGCGTTCTACGCATGTGGGACCAGGGTGCCGCTCTCGCCAAGGGTGGCGAGGTGCTGCCGTGGGCCACCAAAGAGAGCTTCATTGCAGCCGGGTACACGTCCCGTCAAGCTAAGCGTGCCGCCCGTCAAGACTTTAAGGCCGCGAAGCGTGCCGAATCGGCGGCGAGAGATTTACGTTTCTTCGCTAACGAGAACAACATCAAGGTCATTGAGAAGCACAGCCTTGTGGCGAACTCGTCAAACCCGGCTGGGTTTGCCGCGATCCTGTCAGACATTGACAACACTGACGAGGTTGCCGACGTATTCAAGTTCTTTGCCGGTGACGAAGATGCAGTCCTTCGGGTTGAATCTTCTCGGGCGTCCATTGCCCAAGAAATGCGTGCAGCGAAGGCTCACGCGGATAGCCTCTCCGGTGGGTACATGGGGACCAGTGTTCCCGGTGGCCTGGGTGACGAACTGTCCCGCCGCTCATGGAAGAGCATTGACGAAGAGAACGCCTACATTCAGTCATTTGTTGACGACCTCGCGAAGAGGGAGTCGAAGCTTGCCGACCTTCTTGAAATGCAGGGTGAGGTTGACTACCTCACTCAAGGGGTTTTCACTAAGCCCGGTGTCTCAAGCTTCAAGGCTGTTGAGTCTTGGAAGATTGCTAGGGCTAAGGCGAACGGTGAGGCCGCGCTAGATACGGCTGTGTTCATCAAGAACAGGCCGTTCTCTACACCTGTCCGTGTCGTGCGATGGATGGGCAAGCAACGCCCGTCTAACTGGGTGCCGATCTCTGGCATTTCTGATGTGAAGTCAGGCAGTGAGTCAATGACTGCCTGGTTGAACAGTTGGAAGCATCTAACCCCACAGCAACGCACCGAGTATTACAAGCAGTACGCCACTGCGGTATCTCGTGGTGACGGTGCCACAGGTGAAGCAGTTGTCGCCATTGAAGATTCGGTTCTGCGTGAACTAGCCTTACAGAAGGCCGTGAAGTCCGGGCGTCTGTCGGCTATGCCACAGATGCCCGTTGAACCCACATTCACTGGTACGTCTCGACCACGCGCACCAAAGCGCGGGTCGTTCACTGTGGCAGATGAACCTGTCGCACCCGAACAGTCGGTGCGGCTGAGTGTCCCGAAGAAGGAACAGTACCGGGCCAGGTCTGCGTTTCAGAAGCTCGGTATCGAGCTTCCCGGTGGAGCCTCACTGCAACACGCTTTCGATCAGGCGACGCCTGCTCAGCGTCGTGCAGCTGCGAAGTGGGCTAAGGCAAACGGTTGGGTTCGTGCGGCGTCACCCGAACGAACCTACATGGACAACATTGGTGCAATGGCTGACGATGCCATCGTTGACGCCGATAACCGGCTACGCCAGTCCACCATCGAACTGAATCGCGCAAACAAGGTGGCTGACGCCGCATTGGATGCACAGTACCGTGGTGAAAAGAAGCTTGCGAACAGGGTTCGCGATGCCAAGTATGACGGTGCTCGCGCTCTGTACGACAACGACCTGTCGAATTACAAGGCTGCCCGTGACGCCTATGACGAGGCGATGGTGAAGTGGCAGGCCGAGGTTGACGTGTTCACTTCCCAAGACCCACTGTTCAAGGCGTGGGCGAGGGAGACTCGGCTGTGGCAACAGAAGCGCGATGGTGCTTCTAAGGTTCTTGGCGACAAGAAGGGCAAGTTCATTGATGAGAACGGTGACCTTGTTCTTACGCCACAGTTTGAGACGCAACTGGCGGGGTCAATCCCACTGGTTGACGCCCGCCGCTTCAATGCGATAGCAAGCGGAACTTTGAAGTGGGATGGTTCTGACACTATCCGCACTGCCGCGACCAAGACGTTCTATGCGGCGTCCACGGTCAACCGGGCGTTCCAACGCGTGTACCGTCCTGCGGTTCTGCTGTCATTGAAGTACACACCTCGTAACTTGTTTGATGCGATCTTGCGGAACACGGCAACCATTGGTGCCTCCCAACTGGACCCGAACACGATTCGGGCAATGGGGCACAACATGAAGGTGCGTGGGCAGAAGGCCGCAATCCGCCTAGATCACGGTGGCAAGAAGAAGCTGGGTCGCTTGCAGGATTCCGTGAGTGACGAACTGTATGGCGAGGGTGGCACGAAGTCTGTGGCCGACGCCTTACGGACGGACATTGAAACACTTGACCTTGACACTGCCGATCTTGCGAACTACAAGTCCTTTGAGGACATGTTCGCTCAGGCACACGCTCGCGCCGTAGAGCGCGAGAAGTTGATGTCAGAGTTGACTGGTGTTGATGCCGAGATTGCTCGCGGGCAAGGACGTCTTGCCGCGATAGGTAAGAAGTTGGACAAGCTCAGTGAACGTAAACTGCGTTCATCAAGCTATGACATTACCTATGGGCCTGACGTGACGGCTAAGGGTTACGCGGGTGAAGGCAAGGCTCTGCCCCCAGAGATTGCATGGTCCAACGCTTCAGCGCAAGAGACGATGGACGTTATGTTCGCCATGCGGGCGAACAGTCACATGAAGCATCTTCAGAAACAGTTCGGTGAACTTAACGGTGTCGTCCGTCAAAGTGACGAAAACTATTGGGAAGAGCTACATCACTTCGCCACCCGCACTCTCCGTGGTTCCAACCTGGCGAAGTTGCGGCTAGAGGAAGCCTCACCTAAAGAGTTCCTCACCTTCATTCGTAGTGAAGAGGGCGCTGGCCTGCGGCGCTTCGCGTCGTCTATGGGCAAGGACTTGAACTCTTCATCTGACCTTCTCCAATGGTTCGATGAGGGTGCTGACTCTCTACGTCGGTACTTCCCTGATGAGGGTATTCGTCAGAAGATTCTCAACGGACAAGACTTCACCGTGAATGACCTGCGTACAGCGCAGGCACAGTACGACCTTCCCGATGTGGTTGGTTACGAGTTGGCTGGTGAGCATGGCCTTGGGCCTGCCCAGATGGCAACCGTTGGTGCGTACTGGAATCGTTTCACGGACAGGGCGTTCAACATTTTGGGCAACATGCCTGAGTCGGCTATTGGCCGTTACCCGATGGTCAACGCCCAATACCAGTCGCACTTGTCTCAACTGGTTCAGTTCCACGGGCTTGACTACTCGAAGCGGAACATGGCTAAGTTGATGCGTCAGGCGGAACGTAAGGCTCTGCATGACGTGAAGGATGTCCAGTACACGGTTGAGCGGTACTCAAACATTGCCGCTGTCTTTGAGCCGGTGGCCCCATTCTTCCAATCGCAGGTCAACTCGACTCGTGTGTGGGCGAAGATCATTGGGAACGATCCGGCGATCCTTGCCAGGGCTAATCAAATCTGGAACGCCATTGATGGCGAGTATTCGATCCCGGTGGGCAAGGTAGCCAATGCCGATGTCGCCGGGTGGGAACAGTTGATGGGTGCGACGGGACTGGACAAGATTCCCGAGGACATTGAGTTCGCCATCACGCCACGCAATATCGCTTCGGCAGTGTTCCAACCGAACATGGCGTTGGAGAACGCCATGACGTCAACGGATGAGGACGGCAACTCCGTCACACCCAAGACTCAGGCGTTCCTACTGGGCCAGTTGATGCCATCGTTCGGTGGCTTGACGGCACCTGCCGCCAACCAGATCGTGAAGTCATGGGAAGGGATTCAGAACCCCAACTTCATGCAAGAGTTCCTTGTCGATATTGCAAAGTGGGCGAATGTTTACGGCGCTGATAGCGGCGAGATTCTGCCACTCGGCTTCGACTCCGCTCTGCCCGGTTGGAGTAAGAGTGTCGCCAGTGCGGTGAAGGGACTCGGCTCAGACAGGCTTGCCACGACAGCAGCTGCCATGTTCCGCTCAAATCAGATCAAGTGGAATCAGGCCGGTGCCCCCGCCGATCAGGTGCCCACCTGGGATGAGGCTGTACAGCAGGCGAAGGCCGTGGCCTTCTGGACTGCGATGGTTCAGTTCACTAACCCGTTCAGTGGTGCTGAACGCCAGGACTCCAACACGTTTATTCGTGACGAGATCAAAGCCATGTATGACTCCGGTAAGGAGTTCAGTGAAGTGGCGAAGATGGTGTACGAGAAGTACGGCGCTGACTATGCGCCGTTGCTGGGTTCGTCCACGAACAAGGTGGGTGGGCTTGCGGCCACGATGGAAACGGTGAAGTGGCTACGGGGTAATGAAGATGTTGTCTCCAAGTTCCTTGCCGGTGCGACAAGCACCGAAGAGCAACAGGAACGCATGGAGCAGTTGAAGATTCTCGTCCCTGAGTTGGCTCATGGCCCTTACGACAAGCGTGCGGCAGCACTGCTTCGCACGATGGATGTTCCTGGCATGAACCGCCAATACTACGATTCTGATAGGGACGAGATGCGACTTACTCGTGCCGATTCAGTCGCTAAGGGTTGGCAGACGTACAACCAGTTGGACGCCCGGTACAAGGCTGACGTTGAGAAACTGACAGCCCAGTACAAGGGCCAGAAGCGTGACGAAGGCTACTGGAATCGCAAGAACAAAATTGAGGATGCCCGGTGGTCTGTCATCAAGCAGATCAAGTCCACCTTCAACGGATGGAACGAGGACACCCGTTGGGGTGAGAACGATTCCATCAAGCCACAGGTGGGCTTGGAGTTGATTGCCCACGTTAGGGACAACCCAAAGTTGGCGAAGAAGTTGTATGCATCGAACCCAGAATACTGGGCGACGGTGGACACCTTCCTCGCCGTGAGAGATACGGCAATGGTGAACATTGCTAAGGCTGGTAGTACCAGGGATTTGTTCCGCTCAGGTGATGCGAAGAAGCGGGTTCGTGA